TTGATGATCTATATCTATACTAACCGCATGACTCCAATTATTGCCTGTTGGTGTAAGTTTTACTCTATGATAGCGACCTGCACTTCTTAATGTACATCTACCTTCAGATGATGCAGACACAGTGCTAGAATATGTAATGTTATCATCTAGTTCACGTCTAGACGCTATTGATACATTTGCTGATCCATTATTAACAGTTGGTCTTATTAATGTAACAACAGAGTTATAACCAAACTCTAAGTCATTAGTGATTAATTCAGCAGTTTTATTATTGCCTGTAAATGTAACTATCTTAGCTCCACTTGTTCCTACAAATGAGTATTTACCACCTGCCCATAATCTAGCATCTAATGATGCAGGCAATGTTTCTATGGATGAACTGTAGGTATCTAAACCTTCTAATGTAACGTTAGGTGTAGCGGATGACGATACATAGTCTGCAATGGTATCTGATCTTGACCATCTTTGTGTTTGCCAATTATAAATAAGCAATTCACGAGTATTGTTGATAGTAAGATAATCCCAAATAATTAATTTATTAATAGGATCAGATGTTGCACTCATGCTAGATAATCCAATAGGATCTGCATTTTTGTAGAAATAACGATCTATCTTTTCAGCACCGATTGGTGTGATTGTTTCTCCATTGCACATATAAAAACCATCTTCTGATAAGAAGAAAGTATTGCTACCAAATTGTGCTACAGAGTTAGGTACAGAACATCCTACGTTTCTTGATATTACATCAAATTGGAAGAATAATGGTGATCCAACATAGGTCATTCTAGTGACTGATCGCTCACACAATACTAATCCAAACTCTCCACCGGTGACTGCATTTACATTACCGCCATCTGGAATTAATTGATAATCTGCTTGAGATGCTCCACCAGTGGTCCATACTGTTTCGTCATTCAAATCGCTCCATTGAACTTTGTTTGGTTCTGTTGTTCCTACATTACCTACAACTACGAAGTCTTTAACTACAGTAATATATTTAGCAACTGGTGCATCTGCTGATACATCTGCAAATGATGTAGATGATCCTATATCCCATACTTGTACAGGTTGATTACCATTTGTTGCAAGTAATCTGCTACCAAATTGTTGAAACTTCCATCTTGTAGATCCAGAATATCCACCAGATTTGGATACATCATCTAATGCAGTTGTAGTAGAATTAAACTTAAATAATTTGCTTGATCCACCAGCAAAAACTTCTGTTACAGATCCATAATAACCTGCACCTACATTGTTAATGTTTTCTGAAGCGTCTTGAGAAAAGTTTGCTGCAGAAGGCATAGGTCCATAGCCAACAGCTTCTGGAATAACATTTTTGGCATCTGATAACCCATCAATAATGTTAGGTTGGTCAGGTAACCATTCTGTAAAATTAATTCTTTGTGTTGGCATAACATTCCTTAAAACTCAATCCATCCAGTTATAATATATTTAGTACCACCGATTGGTGGATTGCCTCTATGTGTATGTGTAAAAGCTGCTGGGAATATAACTACATCCCCTTGTTTAGGTTTATATCTGTATTGCTGATAAAGAAACTCTGTTTCACCAGCTTCAAAGTCATCATTTAAGTAACAAGTCCACGTTAATAATCGTGATGATGATTCTCTATCTGTGGATTCAGCATGCCAAATATGATAACCTTCACCTGGCTCTGTTTTTTGTATTTTCATACAATATGATTTATGATTAGCACAAGTATGTAAAATGCTATATTTTTCTGCATATTGTTTATAGACAACTCCCCATAAACCCTCAATAAATTGAATCATAATCTCTTTTGATGTACCTTGCATATGCAAACTATGTTCTGGTAAGAATATAGTTTTGTCTTGTTTGTCTAGTTTTTTTGCTTCTTCATGTGATTGACGATCCACAGTAAATCCATGTTGATCTGCTATATCAAAACATTCTATGACTTTATTACAGTATTCTGGGGTAAATACATTGTTATATACTTCTATAAAATTTGGTATGTTCATTTTTATCCTATTTAAAATATGGTCCAACTAACCATGTAACACAAGAGTATCTTATTCCTTTTGTTACAGGTTCAACACCATGAACAATAAAGCTAGGGAATATTAATATTGTACCCTTTTTTTGTGGAGGATAAAACATGTTGCCATCTGCATTAATAAAGAATTTACCACCTTCATAATCATCATTTAAAAATGCTAATGCTGTCAATTTTCTTGTTTCATTACTGTGTGCATGAAATGTATCTGCATGAGGATTATAATGTCCGTCAGGTTTGTATATTAATAACTCTGTTTGGTTAGCATGAGTAATATTATATTGCCACCAATAATTATTAGCATTTAATCCTGTTGCTGTTAGCGTTGCACCAATACCAACATTTTGTGGAAGAATAACACGTTCAACATCTCGAATAGATTTATCTATTGTTCCTGCTCCATTACCAATTATAGGTGGTTGTTTTTCTATATCATTTTGTTTGTAACGATTAATGATATTGTCACAAAAGTCGTGTGATATATGATTTTCAAATGTAGCACAATGTGTTAAATGTCTTTGATCTAGTGTTGTTTTAGATACACCTAAAGATTCTCGTTTGTCGTATTTCCATTCCGCATGTGGTCCATCTGCATCTACATAATGTAAGAATACTTGAGCTTGCCATTCACCTTCAAACTTTTCTCGCCAATGCTCTACATCCATACCACGATAAAGTACAGCATCACCAACTTGCATATCTACTTTATTACCAGCCATATAGATTGACCATACATTACCTTCAAATCCTAAAGTAATTGTTGCTGATATTTCACAAGCAGGTCTATCAGTATGTTTCTTTAGTTCTTCACCAGTTTTATATAATCTAGCGTATGAGTATGTAGGGTATAATCTTTTGCCACAAGATTGTTCAAAATGAGGTAATAAATCTTGTAATAATTGATCGAATGTAACTGTACCATGTACAGCTTCTGATAATGGACACTGAGGATCTTTTGTTGTCTCACCTCGCTGTATATATTGATTTAACTCTTGTGTTAATTCTCTACAGTTGTCTTCATCTAAAAAACCTTTAAGGTGTACATAACCATTGTCTTTGAATTGTTGAACTGTATCCATGTTTGCTCCATAAAAAAAAGATGCTAATAGCACCTTTTAATTATATCATATAGATATTAAAGTATTTGTACCTTAGTCCAAGATTCATTATCCCAGTCCCACTCGTATGTTTCTGTTGGGTTACCTTCAGCATCAACTGCTAACTCTCCTGCTGTAGACTGATCTACTGCTTCTGGTAGTTTTTTGAATGATGATGAAACTGGATCATACCAATATCTATCCATCTCAACTGTGTCAGCACAGTCTTTCCATTGTAGATTTGAATGTGTTTCAAAAGTATTAGCAGCATCTACTACCTCTAATACTCTATATCCTGCATTATCTTTACCTCTCGGCTCGATAGTGCTTACTAATGCTTTTTTAGCCACTTGTTACTCCTAAGTTTAAATTAAAATTAATATTCTACTATTACTACGCCTGGAGCACCGCTAGCACAATTTCTAGCAGTTGATGAAATTCCACCACCACCTCCACCACCATAATTTCCTCCAGTGGTTCCACCAGATGGAAGAGGTGATGTACCTATACCTCCTCCTCCTAAAATACTGTTTCCCCCAGGACCACCTGGATCTCCATCCTCGATAGATGGAGCTGGACCTCCTTGAATATTTAATTGTCCACCTGAACCAATTCCACCTGATCCTCCTAGTTCAACAGTTTGAGGATTTCCACCAGATCCTCCAGTAGCTGAGCAGTATGGTCCAAAAGATGAAGTGCCTCCTGTGCCTCCAGGCGAAGATGTTCCTACACCTCCATTTCCTACAGTTACAGTTACATCGGTAGCACTAGGAAATGGTATTATTTCAATAGCAGCACCGCCACCACCACCTCCAGATGTTCGACCAGCGTTTGCTATACGAGAAGCTCCACCACCTCCTCCAACAACAGTGACTTTTACTTTTTCTACTGTGCCTGGATTAGTCCATGTACCTGGTGAAGTAAATACTTCCATATTAGCAAAACCACCACCGCCTGAAGCAGATATAGTAATAGATCCAGTATTAGCTGATAAAGAAATACCTGCTCCTGCGGTAATATCAGTAACGCCTGTATTAGTAATAGTTACTGCTCCTGTATTAGCTGAAACAGATATACCAGCACCTGCGGTTACAGAAGATACAACTGCTGCAGAAGCAGAAGATGTCCAATCAGCACCTGTTGATACTAATAAATTACCTGAA